GTCTGGCGCTGGCGGCGCCGGGTTTTCAAACAGAGGTTTAAGTCAACCTGGAGCCGGTACCTCGGCTCCATTCGTAGTCGGTTCCACGACGCAAGGTTTCGGTGAAAATGGGTTACCAAACAGGGGCGGCGGTGGCGGCGCAACCACCAATACCCTCGGTACTACCTTCAATGGCGCACCTGTACGCCCTGGAGACGGTGGCTCAGGTTTCGTGTGTATCCGCTACCCAAACGTCCACACCCTGCCCTCTGCCCTTACTGGCACGTACACCATCCAAACAGTCGGAACCGATATTGTCATAGCGTTTACAGCCTCTGGGAGTGTTGTGTTTTGACAGATGATCCCGAACTGTACCGAACTATTGGCACTCTTACAGCTAAGATAGAGGGGTTAGAGCGTAGTTTGCAGACGCTCAAAGACGATATGGATACCCGGTTCAAGGGTAGCGACAGCCGCCTTGATGAAGTCATCAAGACGTTGCACCAGCTCGGCGGCGGTTGGAAACTTATCTTGATGGCGGGTGCTGTGCTTGGTATTGTAGTTGCGGTGCTTACCGCATGGAAGCTAGGAGGCGGAAGATGAAGCAGCTCAATGACGAGGGTTTGGACCTGATCAAGCAGTGGGAAGGGCTCAAGCTCGAAGCCTATCTATGCCCTGCGGGGGTGTGGACTGTTGGTTATGGGCACACAGACACAACCCAGCCTAGTATGAGCATTTCAAAAAGTGAGGCCGAGCGCCTGCTTCGGTATGACCTTGATCGGTTTATCAAAGCCGTGAACAACTTGGTGAAGGTTGACCTAACGGATAACCAATTCGCGGCGCTTGTCTCGTTTTGTTTCAACGTGGGTGAGGGCGCTTTCAAGCGCTCTACTCTGCTGCGTAAGCTGAACACCGGGGATTATGATGCAGTCCCTAGTGAATTGGCCCGGTGGAACAAGGCGGGGGGTAAGGTTGTTCAGGGGTTGACTAACAGGCGCGCAGCAGAGGCCGGCCTGTGGGTTCGTGGGGCGTTTGTCAGCAGCAACTACGTAGCGGCTTCAGCGCCGCCCTCAGGGCAGGCTAATGCTATTGCTTCGTATGGTGGTATTGCTGCGGCTGCGGCTACTGCTGCGCCTCTCGTGCAGGCGTTCTCAGGGGTTCCCATGTGGGTCGGCGTGGCTGCTATTGTTGCTGCGACGGTATTGGCGGTCGTGATCCTCATGAGGCGGGCATGATTTCCGCCGCTTGGGTTTTCTCTCGGATCAAGTTCTATCTGGCGGGAGCCGTGGTCGTGCTTGGGGCTTTCATGACAGCCTTCCTCGCAGGTCGTAGGGAGGGGCGCGCTGCTGCCAAGGCAGATCAGGTCGATGCGGCCCTACAAGCAGCGCGGCGCGCGGATCAGGGGGCAGCAGAGTATCGTGGGAAAGGTGGGGCCGAGAATGCTCTGGACCGGGGGAAGTTTTGAAGTACCTCCTACTCCCCACAGTGCTGCTTCTGGCTGCGTGTAGCCGTTCGTACACACCTTGCCCCGCGCTAGTACCCTATAGCGCCGAGGTGCAGACGGCGGCAGCGGTTGAGCTTAGGGCTTTACCTCCCGGTGCTGTCCTTGCTAGGATGGTGGAGGACTATGGTGATTTGCGGGCGCGAGTTCGCGCCATGTGTCATTAGGAGTTTGACATGAAAAACAAACCTACGAAGCCAAGCTATAAAAAGGGCGGTATGGTCGGCGGCTTTAAGCCGTGTTCCGGCTGCCCAACGCCCGGTAAGTGCCGCGCCGCCGGTAAGTGTGCGAACAGCGCCAAGAAGTAGGCTCTGTGTCGGCTGTTAAGATCGTTCGTTTTTTAGGGGTAGCTCCGAGGAACGCCTCGGAGTTGCTGCCCGACACGGCTGCCCAAGTGGCGCGTAACTGCAAGCTATACTCCGGCGATCTTATCCCATACCCAGCCCCCGTTATTGTTGGGGACGCAGAGCGCACAGGGACTATTAAGACGTTGTACGGGTTGCGTGACCCAGATACTGATGAGCTTGTGTGGCTTACCTGGACCAGTGACGTTAATATAGTAACACCCGCTGTTGATGAGTTTGGTGAGCAGCGGTTTTACTATACCGGTGACGGGATTCCTAAGGTGAGTACGTATGACCAAGCTGTGCAGGGTGCCGGTCCATACCCCGTCGGGTTTTACGAACTCGGCCTCCCGTTGCCCACTGTGAAACCAACTACTGTGGCCACCGCGTTTACTCCGGTGACGACCGCTTCGTTTGCTCGTTCTGCCGGCAACAACGTGACCTTGGTTACTGGCGCCGCACACAACTTGAAGTCTGGTACGCTGATTACGGTTTCTGGGTTTTCGTTTCGCACGGGCACGTACAGCAGGGCAGGGTCTCTCATCACAGTGACGATCACCGGGCATGGATTGTCCAGCGGCGCTGACTTATTATTGAAGTTTACCTCTGGCACTGCCACATCCAACAGCTACACCATCACTGTCACCGGTGTTGATACCTTCACATGCAGTGATTCGGCTTCGGGGGCGACCAGCGGGGATGTCAGTTGGGATATTGGCGATCTCAATACTACAGCTGAGGTCACAGTAATCGACGCCACCACTGTACGCTATTTCTCTTTTGGCCCCGAGGTTGCGACGACATCCAGCACAGCCGGGAAAATTGATCTCGGCGGTCAGGTGCAGGCTCGTAACTACCTGTATACGTGGTTCAGCGGTTGGGAGGAGGAGTCCATTGGCTCCGAGCCCGCAGACGCGCTGTTCATAAAGGAAGGGCAGATTGTTACGGTAGGAACTCTGCCAACCGTGCCGCCCGCAGGCAACAACTTCATACGTGGTATTCGGCTTTACCGGACGCTATCTGGTGTGACCGACGCTGAGTATTTTCGATTGGCTACACTCTGGTTTCCAAACACTATCTCTGGTGTGTCGCGGGCGGGTAATATCTCGACCGTTACGTTTACTTACCCACACCAACTATCTAAGGGGGACCGCTTCAAGATCAGCGGTTGCAGCGTGTCCTCGTTTGACATTGTGGGTGGTATTGTCACTAACACGGACGATTTATACACACTGTCTTATGCACAGACTGCCGCGAACGTGACATTTACTGCTGCTTCTGGCACCCTATATTATGATGTCTCGGAGAACCCCCCGACAACAACGGCTCGTTATTGGGGTGACGGTGGTGTGTTTACCTTTACTGATGATTTCGACTATCGTTCGCTCTCTGAGATACTTTCATCGAATGATTACGATGCCCCACCCGGCGGTTTGCAAGGGTTAACAATTTTCCAAAACAGTATCCTCGCCGGTTTTGAGGGAAACGCCCTATATCTAACCGAGCCCGGCGTGTTTCATGCGTGGCCCGAGAAGTACAAACGTGTTTTTGATAGTGAGATTGTAGGGCTTGCTCAGGTAGCAGGCAGTCTTTTGGTGCTCACCAAGGATTATCCCTACATCATAGCAGGATCAAATCCTGCTGTGCTCACGCAGGTGCGTCTGTCGTCGCGCTACCCATGCTTGAACGCCCGCAGTATCGCGGAGACTAACTTTGGTGTTGTGTATGCCACGCATGACGGGTTAGCTATCTACGCACCTTCTGCGGGCGCACAGATTCTTACCAGGGCTGTCCACAGTAGCGATACGTGGAACCAAACCTTAGACCCTAACACATTGGTCGGAGCGACCTACAAGGGCACCTATGTCGCGGCGCACTCGACTGGTTCTATTGTGTTTGAGCCGGGTGGTAACCAGCAAAATCCAGGTACGTTTGTTGACAGTACCTTCTTGTTCTCTGCTACATGGTATGATCCCCGCACGAATGCGTTGTATGTTGTCTCCGGGTTAAGCGGCGATATATACCAATGGGATAACTTGGCACAGCCGGCCTTGCTCATGCAGTGGAAGTCCAAGACCCTGGTTGCTAAGGATTTTATCAACCCCGGCGCCGCGCGTGTTGTCGCAGATTACACAGCGCAGCCTGAATCTCCGCTCTGGGATGTTGCGTCCACTTTATGGGTTCTGGAGACCGGCCTGTGGAATGCTGCGGACGCCGTTATCTTCAAACTGTACGCTAACAAAACGCTCGTTGCCACCATACCTAGAAGTAACTCCAACGTGTTTCGCCTACCGACTGGGTATAGGACAGACACTTTTGAGGTCGAGGTAGAGAGCGCGGTGCGTATTCGGGCTATTCATTTTGGGGACACCCCCACTTCATTGAGGACTGTCTGATGTCTCGTTTCGCCGGAATCCCGGAGCTACCCCCCGATTTAGGTGAGTGGGAGTACCGGACGCTTACGGCGATAAAGCAGAACCTTGAGTTGTTAACTGGTACGCGCGGTGAACTGGACGGTGCTAGTAAAGCCCTTGTTCGCTCCGACGTAACGGTTGTCCCGCCAACTGCTGTGCAATTCCAAGCGCTCGCTGCGCGCGGCGCTGGAGTTTCGATCTCTGGGGTTGCTGTCCCATCCCTAGACGACTATACTATTCTTCTCCAAGATGTGATACGGCTGAGCCAGGATGTCGCAGTTCTTCGTGCTACTGTCTCCGCACTTATCGGCCAACTCCGGGGGTCATAATGTCAAACTCTACCACCTCTCTCGATCTGCCGCCCGCGTTGGCGGCGCTGCTTACTGGGCCGTCGCAGACCCCGGCCATGCCGATGGGTGGTATTGCCACCGCTGGTATGCAGCAAGGGTCCGGTGCGCCGCAGGCGCTACCCTCATATCAAGTCGGCGGGATGGTCGGCCCAGGGGGTATGCCAATTCGTGCTGGCACTGGAGGGCAGCCTGGGCTGGCGGCACCCGGTTCGATGGGCCAGAACCTACCCCCTGAGCAAATCCAAGCTGAGGTTCAGCGCTTCGTGCAGCAACACCCCCAGCAAGTGCAGCAGATGCAAATGGAGATTCAGAAGCTCATCCAGTCCGGTCAGGTTTCTATGGAGGAGCTGAACATGGTGGTGCAGATGGCGCAAGCCGCTGCCCAGAACCCGGCCCTCTACCCGCAGTTGCGGCAAATCGCTATCCAGCGCGGCGTTGCTGATGAGGAGTCGGTATCACCGCAGTTTGACAGCGGCCTGATCTTTATGTTGGTTTTGATTGGCGCTG